GTACGCTTGATCCTCATGTCGTCGCCAAATATGGACCTTATGCGTATCAAGCGTAGTAACTCACATTAAGTGTAGCTGACGCCGCCTGCTGAATAAATCGTATGCGGTTAAGGTCGCCATCGTAGCTAAGGCTGGCTCCTACAAAGATCGGCATACCAACCGAGGCCGTAGGGGCTGTGCCATCGTCGCGCCAGCGCACGTTCTGCGTTTCAGGTACGATCAACGCCAGCGTAGCGCCGGATGGAACCGTCAGGCCCGTAGACGCAGACAGGCTGGTAAGCTGCTGGTAACCCAGGCAGACGGTTGTTGATTTCAATCCCATTGTAGCCTCACGCCAGGAATTTGAGTTTATACAGGGTCGATAGGTACAACCCTATAATTTCGTCTATAATGTTCTGAAGCGGTGTGTCTGTTTTATCGCAGACCTTATACCGCATGTCCTCAATGTTTTCCATACTTGCCTGAAGAAACGGTATTATTGAGTCGCTTTCCTTGGTCGTGACCCGTTTTATAGGTCCAATAAGGCCATACCGGCCCTGGTACGCCTCAGCAAACTTGTCCGCCAGGTCAATAACGCCGTCGTAAAAGCTATTAAGCGCTACATGCTTGGCGTAGCTGCGCGTGCTCAAATGCACGCTATGGGCTACATCCCGAGCCAGAAACAGCTGCCCTATAAAGACTTCACAGGTCATACCATCGGCCCCATAGGCTGTTCAGGCATAGGTTGCTCCATAGGCGGCTGCATGGGCTCCATAGGCTCTAGCTGTATGTTGCCCGGCATGATGTCGCCGCTGTCCATAGCCGCGGCTATAGTGCCCGCGACAATGTCCTGTATCTGTTCTGGCGTCATTGACTGCTGTACGGCGCTTATGCGCTTGGTTTCTGCATCGTACGCTTTGATTTGCAGTTCCTGTGCTTCCATGGACTTCTGCACGTTTTGCAGCATGTCCACAACCTGATTGAGTTCCTGCGTCAGCGCTTCTATCTGCTGCTCAGCCTGCTGCATTTCAGGTGTTTTCTTGTCGTCTTCCAGTAGCTTGGGATCTATGAGCTTACGGAACCGCGCAGCCATCTCCTGCGCGCCCGGCCAATCCATGTTTTTGACGAACAGATCGCCCGCCACAGTCCACATCTGCGGGTTGGCTTGCAGGATGTTGGACATGTTGTCGAGGGCTTCCTGACGCTTGGTCATGTAGCCTGGGCCGGTCGTTACCATGACGTCGTATGTGCCAATTGTCGGATTGTAGATTTTGTCGATTACGTTGCCCATTTCGTCGCGTATTTCGTTGACTGGCGTTTGCTGCATAGGGTTGATTTTGACCATTCCGACTTCGTTATCGACGCCAATTATGCGTGCTACCCGTTGCGTGTCGTATATCTTGGGGATTAGGTCTATGAGCTGACGTGTTACGTACCGAATAGCTCTGCCAAGGTTGTCTACGTAGTGATAAGTGCCTGTATCGCCTTGTTTTTCACGCGCGAGGATAGCTTTTCCTGACCGTTCATTGCCCTGCATACCAAGTGATGCGTCGTACTGCCCTGTAGTGCCTTTTATGTCGTCTGCTGCGCCCATTTTAGCTTGTATGAGGCCAGTCTGAGCCAGCGGCGGCGGTGCGCGCTGCGGCAACGGCAAAACAGCCCCAGCGCCGTCAGTGACGTCGGGGTTTACCTCCAGATAAGGCCAGTTATTGGTGTTTGCTGTCTTCCACTGGTTCTCATAGCCTTCAAACTGGCCGCCATAGCCAATAAAAGGCGCTTTTGGAGCCAGCGCGAGCATCTCTGCCTCCTGGCTGGTCCAGTAATTGTACATTCTTTGTGCGTCTTTGGCGTTTCTGACGAGCCCTGAGATGTAAATTCTGCCGTCTATTTCGTATTCGTTGCCGATTACACGTACAACCGGTATGTGTTTGCCTGCCCAATCACGTTCTTCGAGTATTTCAAAGCCGTTTGTCTTGATCCATTTGACTTGCCGGCGGTCTACCTCGCGCGTCCGCAGAGGTTTGCCGTACATTTGCATTAGCATCTTGTCTTGTGGCGTGTTTTTGAACGCTGTGATGTTGTCCGGGTACAGGTGAAGTGTTGCTTTCTTGTGCTCGATGTAAAAATACTCAGCAATTCTGATCGTTTCTGACTGTAGCCACTGTCCTAGCTGTGCATCGCCTACGCTATTGCTCATGAGTGAGCTGATGGGTTGCGCGTCTGGGAACTGTCTTTCGTATTCTTCCTTGGTGATGTCTTCGGTAATGAAGCAGTACTCAGCGTCCGCGCCGCACGGATCCTGGATGGCAGGGTCCATGAAGACGCTGAACGCATTACGTACGCGGCCTATCTTGATGTCCTGATCAAAGCTGTCTTCGCGGCAGTATTCAGTGAGAATGCGTATGTAGCCTTCGCCAAACGTGACCTGGTTATCGCAAGCTGTGTCGTACGCTACGTCTGCGTTTGATATGTACTCTATGTGCTTGATCATGCCGTCGAACACCTCAGCGACCTTAGGGTCTGCGAGGTCGTCGGCAGGTATGACCTTTCCTGACGGACGGTTTAGACGCTGCTCGTTAGTGACCTGACGTATGTGCTGCGGCAGCTTGTTGATGGTGATGCATGGCCGGGCGTTGACGGCCTGCCCCTGCACCGACCCGCGCGTAGCCAGCACGTCTGAGGGCCACTGAAACTGGTTGTCAGGGCTACCCGCAGCGAACCGAAGATCGTCCAGCTGGTCGCTTCGGGTATTCTGCCATGCAGATTGACTGATAGTCATGCGCTTACGCATGACGCTAAGGACGTCGTCGTTATCAGCTGACGTAACCAATTAACTAGCCATCCAGTTGTTATTGCGACCGTATTCTACTGACCTTGGTTTGTCAACGCGCGTCCTACCCCGCGCCTTGCCCGCTACCGGGTACGCGAACGTCAGCGCCAGCGCGTCGGCTGCGTCTGGTGACGCCTGTCCCCTCTCCTTCATGCGCGCCTTGCTCTCCAGCTTGATCGCCCCGTTGAACGTGCCTGTGCTGGTCAGCTCCTGCTTGGGCGCAGTCAGATCCTTCTTCAGCAGGCGATCGTCCGGGATGGCCCCTGTCTTGAGCCAGTCGCGCATCAGTCCCCACATCTCAGCCCGCTTGTTGGCGTACATGATAGGCTTGCGGCTGGACGCGCCGAAGTTGACCGGCCTCACCTGCTTGTACTGCTGCTCCTTCAGACGGTCGTAGACGCCTGCCCCCAGCCCGCCCTCATCCACGCACACCAGCACCGGCTGGAACTCTTCTATTGCGTCTACGATGCGTCCTACGGTCTCCATGGTGTCCTCCCCCCTGTACCGCTTAAGCGCGATCAGGTGACGCCCCTGCCGCACCGCGATGACCGTTGCGTCCGCCCCAAACCGCGCCGGGTCCACGCCAATGACCACGGGCGCTTCCGGGTCTTTGACGCTGTCCTTGTAGCGCAGCACGGCGTCTTCGACCAGCGTACGCGATATGAACTGCTCGTCCCCCTCTGGCGGGAACTCGCCGTACACTTCGACGTACGCCTGCGGTGAGCTAGCGCCGTACTCATCAATGATCTGCTGATAGACCGCCTTGTCGGTGTCCTCGACGTCGCGGGCGTCCACTGTCCGCGTTCTCCAGAAGTCGCGTTTGTCGTGGAAGGTCGAGAAGAAGTACCCCGACCCCCGCCGCGGGTTGCTAAACGCAAACCAGAACCTGTTAGGCGTGTTCTCCGTAAAGAACCCCGACGCCACCGACCAGATCGGATCTGCGATACCGCTGGCCTCATCGAACACGAGCATGACGCCCGCGAAGTTATGCACGCCCGCGTACCCGTCCGGGTTCTCCTCAGACCACAGCCGGCCCTCGATGGCCCAGTACCGCGTGCCCATCTTCAGGTCGCGTTCGACCAGCTCCGTCAGCCACTTAGCCGGCGTTACCTTGGTTGCGCTCACCTCGAACCAGTGGCTGTTCAACGCCATGCTCAGCCACTTGGTAATCTCCGACCATGTGATGGACCGCAGCTGGTTCTCAGAGTTAGCGCTGACCAGCGTTGTTGACCCGATCCGCGTCGTCAGCATCCAGATGGTCAGCCATGACACTAAGGCCGACTTACCGATGCCCCGACCGCTGGCCGTCGCCATACGCAGCGTGTCAAAGTTAACCTTCCCTTTGTTGTTCTTGATGTGTTCACCCAAGTCACGCAACACCTCACGCTGCCACTTACGCGGTCCTGTGAAGTGCTCCAGCGGCGTGCCTGGTTGGCCCCACGGGAACAAAAACATAACGAACGCCAGCGGGTCGTCTTTGAGCGACGGCGACCACAGACGCGCCATCAGCGTCATTTCCGATTCGGCGTCGTACCGTGGTTCCTGCATTATTTCAGCTCAAAGTGAGGGCCGTCCCTGAAACGCGGCCAGTCTGCGCCGGCTACAATAGCCACGTTCTGCTGCTTTGCAAACGCCTTAAGGTCATCAGCCAGCAGCCGGTACAGCGGCCAGTCCCACCTGACCTCACCGTCCACCACGACCGCCAGATCCACCGCCCTGCCCGTCAGATGCTTAGAGTTGAGCGTACGGGACGCGCCGGCCTTGACCAGCTCAGCTTGCCTCTCTGGCGTCCTGACGCCCTCCGTAACGATGAACGCCTGCTTCGCCTTTTTAGCGTAGGCCGTTATGAGCTTGGCCAGCGTTGGATGCACGCCTTGCAGCCGCTTACGCGAGCGTTTATCCATCCGTGAGTTGCCGGTGTTCATACACTGTTCCCTCTATGACGCGCTGTTCCGCCATCGCCAGCGCGTCCTTAATGCTGATCTGGGCCTGCACGGTCACGTTCAGCTGCTGTGCGGCCTGCCAGCCGTGTACGTGCTTGAGTACGTCCAACGCCGCCTTGGCGTCGCCTTGACGCGCTGCGTTGACCAGCACGTCCGCCATCTCTGCTTCAGCGTCAGCTTTGCCCTTTATGACGGCCAGCTCAACCATAGGGTCCATCTGCTTGAGCCGGTTAAACTCAACGGGCAGCAATCCTGACGCCAGCGCAAGAGCGTCATTCTTGAGCCCCTTACGCGCCGCCTCGTAAATACGTTCCAGGCGTTGCTCAGACGCTTTTAGCGCAGGTCGTATTGCAAGCGGCAGGGAATGAAACGTGTGGTTCATGTTCTGTACTGTATACGCACGCTGAAAATCAGCAACGTCAAATAGTTTTGCGTAAACGAAAAAATTTTTGCGGGTGACCTGTACTAGTACCAGTACCCTCCCGGCCCTACCCTCCCCCCTCAATTTACCAGGCATTAACCATATGCCGCACCCGGTTTTACCTGGCGTTAACCGAGAAACACTAATGGAATCAAGCGCCTGGGAGTTGCGCGCGAGACTGGCGACGCCGCGCGCGTGGCCATTGGCCCTTTTTGCTGGGGCCATGGGCTTAGAGGCGCGGGGTGCTGGGTCATCTGGGTCATCTGGGTCACTGATGAGGGAGAGCATGGCGCGCGGGGGTGCTGGGTCATCTGGGTCATCTGGGTCATCGATCGGCAAGCGCTAGACGCGCGAGGGTGCGCGAGGGTGCGCGAGGGGCTGCGGACGCCGCGCCTAGGGCAATTCTGGGTCACTTGGGTCATCTGGGTCATCTATAAGGGGGTGAAAAAAGCATCCGGAGAATTGACGGCGCGCGGCTGGGCAATCTTAAAGCTATATTAATATATATAATTATTCAATTAATATCTAACTACCCAGATTACCCAGAACCGCAAAAACACGCGCGTATACAAGGCGCTATCCTGGGCATTTCACGTTTTGTTCCAATACCCAGCTCACACCCAGCCCACACCCAGCCAATATCACGCGTCTGTGATAGCCCGTGATCATTACGTGATCTCCCAGGCGCTGACATTAATGGATTATCAATCTATCAATGCCATATAGATACGCAGATGTTTGACATTGTGAGAGCTACCCCACCAACGCCGCGAGGCGCCGTGAGGTATCGAACCCCTCGCAGCGCTGCGACTAGCGGCGCCGGCGGGGGGTTTTTGCTTTATATAGGAGGACCTACACATGAAAGACACGATCAAAGCTGTAGCCAACGCCTACCGGGCTTCCGTGCGGGACGCATTCGACGCAGACACGGTTAGGCAGATAGACCGACAGAACGCGTCGCGGCCTAGAGGCGCTTTATACGTCCACGAACACGACTACACGGACGCGAATATGCTCATGCTCGACGCATACGAACGCGTCACAGGGCGCACGATAGATGACGGCGACGAATGGCTTCGCGTCATGAACCGCGCATGGCGCTTAGCATTGCGGCGTCCATACGCTGACACCACTGAGGTATAAGACAGAAGGAGAAAACTATGTTTATGCACCCCTACGACGTGGCCACTGATATGATTGAGGACAACGACGTTCAGAACAAACACGCCCATCTGACTGATAGCTATATTAAACGGTATGGGCTGCCGCACGACGCGGCTAGCGTGTTAGCCGGTCACTACCTCAGCCTAGCGGCGCACCTCATAGCTGAACCGCGCGGTTGAGGATAGACTAAGACACAAGGCCCGGCAGCAATGCCGGGCCTTTTGCTTTATGTAGGACTACAAGCAAAGGACAGACACCATGCACACCTATACCGCCATTTTCGCGGACGGACAGACAAAGACGCGCCGCACACGTAAGCGCTACACCATAGCGTGGCGCGCGTATCGCGACGACGTACCTCATACCTACTTCGGATTCGCGGCGGACGAACGCCGCGCGGACGGCGCCACGTACGGTTACCGTACGCGCGGATGGACCGTTGACTATGTCAATCTAGACCCCCCGGCCGGCGCCTACCCTCTGACCGCACGTGCATTCCCTGATTTCCCGATTGCCAGTCTTCCGCCTATCCCGGCCGAGTGGCAGGAAATGAGTTGGCATGATGACACGGCGCCATCCTTCGGCATCATGCACCCCGACAATAACCGCCCCTTGTTTGAAGTATACGTAGATTACCCCGACCCGGCCATGCGTGAGTTTCCCAAC